TTTTCCAGTAGCATCAATTAAATCAAAATATCTTGATATCCCGCTTGATGTACGGTTAACACTTTTAACTTTTACAATATCTTGGCTTATTCCAAGTGGACCTATGTTATAGTCCTCGCCTGTGATCATTCTATTTTGAGTATAGTATGTCGACGGAGCACTTCTTTTTATACTTTCATTAGTTTCACTAGTTTCACTGTTGCTTACAGTATATTCTAATCCAAGTGTAAGAGTTAATGTATGCACTTTGCCGGCTTTACTTAGATAACTAATATCAATTTCAACACCATTAACAGACTGTGGTGAAATAATCATTTTTCTATTACCACTAGTTCTGTAATAAATCTTAAAATTACCTTTAGGTAAATTGCCAAATACACCATCGCTAAAAATTAAATTTATTCTATCATCTACTCTAGTTGTTACACTATAGACATTACGTATTTTTTTACTTAAACTATTATAGATAATGTTGTTACCTTCAACAGCATCTAGCTTGGTCCAAAATTCGTTTTCATTTCCATTAGCGTCTAGTTTGTATAACCAAACATCGCTATTGTTTATGTTTGTTGAGTCAATTGCAATTGTTTGATTTGAAGTTGGTTGTGATATACTAAAATCACCAGTGTTTAAAACACCTTGTCTAAAGTGTGCAAAAAATCCACTATTTGAACTACCAGCACCTTGGCCGTCATCTCTATATAGGAATGCAAAGTTGTTACCCGGAATTGGTGGTTCTTCTTGTATATCGCCATCATTAATATCAGTACTTACAACTTGAAACGGAGTAGACTTTGCTTCAATAGCTTTATTAAAACTATATACCGGAACATTAGTGTTTATACCGTTTACTCTATATTGCTCTGTAGAAATTCCGTTTACATCTTCTTTTTTATTAGGTCTTCCAAATACTCCGTTTACTGGTAAAGACGTATTCATTATTTTAATAAATTGTTCATACCAGTTTGCGTTTGTGCTGTCATTCCATTCAATAGTTTGCCCAGCAAGGTTAACTCCATTACTATCTAATACATCTTCTGTTGTTTTAATAGCAGAAAACTTTAACAACCCGTTGGCTGCTTGATTACGTTTTGGATTATACGATAACAAACGTGCAAGACGTAAGATGCTTTCTCTACGCTCTGCTAATTCAAGATAGTTTTCACGTGCATTTAGATCAATACGGAATGCAAGATTTTGACCTAAGAACGCAATGAGGTCAATTAATGCAAGATATTCTGAACTTTCAATGTAGTCGTTAAAGTCTTCAGGATAATTTCTCCTGAGATAATTAATCATTGTTCTGCGTAGATTGTCAAAGTCGTAGCTTTGGAAATCTGCATTACGGAAAGTTTGGTATACACGTTTCCAATCTTCCGCAACTAGTAATCTATTCTGTCTATCTGTTGCTGACATTTGCGTTCCTCTGTTATACTGTATTTATTTGATTTGTAAACTACGTATTTTATTTCTTAGCTCAATAACCCGTTAGATTGATCAAACTGTAATCGCATAGTTTCTGCAATACTGTAGTTCAAATAAATCAATACACATTCAATTTGTATTCCACTTTCGTACTCTGATACAATAACTTGATCTACGTTAACTCTAGGATCATAGTTAATAATATCTTCTATATTTTTTGTAATAGCAGCTTTTAAGGAATCAGTTAGTGGATCAAAAATTACGTCCCATATAATTGTGCCAAATTCAGGATTTTCTAATTTTTCACCTTGCCGTATATGAAAGTGATTAATAATATCCTGTTTTATAACTGCAAGATCATATAATCTAAATCCATCATTTTCTGGGTTAACTGTAGATATACTTCTATATGCAGCATTACTTGCCGGTGTTTCTTCTGACTGTGCTGTTTTTACATTTACACGCTTATATAAATTTTTCTCTAATGTACTCATAATTTTTCCTTACTGCGGACCTGAATTTCTTGTTGGCGGTGCGCCGGCTTGATCGTTAGGTGCTGGACGTAATGCTCTGATAGCAGCAATAACTGTATTTGTTGCAACAAGAGACTTGTTTAGTCCGTCGCCTGCATAGTAACTTTCTTCTGCATTGACCATACGGAACTTGCCCTGTGTTCTACTACACACTGGCATCGATGCCCATTCTTGTGCTATATTAATTGCAAATCTAGCTTCCGTAATCGAACCAGCAATATATTGGGCAATTCTTCTGCGTCTTAATAGAGCATTAGCTAATCTATCTTGTACTTCCGCATTATACACTTCATCTACACTTGCAGCACCTTCTGCTACTAGACTACGTAATGTACTTCTAATGATTTGATACTTACCTGCTGCACTACTTGCGCTACCTAGTACATCTGTGCTATGATCTCCCCATTGTAGAACTTCTGTAATAGTACATGCAGATAAGTCTTTTCCTAAATATTCTTTTGTAGTAATCCTGCTATTACTAAACACAGTATCATAATTTGCTCCAGATTCAGCTTGTGCAATTATATTCAATAAATCTCCGCCTGGTCCAACACTACTATAATCAGGTGTTACTGTAACCGGCGCTGTTCCGTTTACACTTGGTGCTGCACCAAATCCGCCTGCTTCTCGAGTTCCTCCTGCCCCACTCTTTTGGAAAGTGTCAGGAGTTCTAATATTGATAGTATCAATAAACGGTGAAGTATTTTGTTGATCGGTTTCCGCTTTCTTGAATTTTAACGGATCTAAATTTTCATGTTGGCTCCAAGGTTCATGACTTGGCATTCTTCTTACTATAGTGTTTACATCATCTGGCGTAAACACTCCAGGATTAGTAACCGGCAATCCATGAGTTTTAAGTAGTGCTACTTCTGTTGCGTCTGCAGGATCATTTGCACTACCTGCTGCGGCTGACTGAGCACTATTCCAATATATTGTAGCAGCATCTCCTGCTAATTGTGTGTCGGCTTGTAAGTCTATGTTTGTGCCAGCTCCTAAGCTAACTTTTGCGCTTGCTTTTGCATTAATATTTCCGCTTGTTGCTTCTGCATTAATGCCTCCGCTTGCTTTTAAATCTACTGTGCCTCCTGTAGCATGTAGTTTAAACGATGCATCAGTAGTAGTGTTAATTTCTCCTATTACATGAGAGTTGTGTGTTCCTTTAGTATAATCATCTCTATTAGATTCAACGTGAATTTTCATGTTTTCGTCAGCACGAAGATTCATATCGTTCTTGCTTTCTATTTGTACATTGCCGCTTGTTCCGCCTGTAGATAAACCATCTGAAAATCTTGCACTAGCTCGTATATTAACATTTCTTCCGCCTTCGATATTTACATCGCGATCGGCTGTAAAGTTTAGATCATTGTCGCTGTGAATGCTTACACTATCATTAGCATATACATCAATTTTACCATCGCTTGATAATTCTATCCACGCTGTTCCTCGTGAATTACCAATGTAAATGAAATCTTCTGTATTGTGCATTAGTATTTGATGACCGCTACGTGTTCTAAGTCTTGTTAGTTCATTTTGAGGAAGTGTAGGATCGCCGCCTGTTTCGCCGCCTTCTACATTTACATACGAAGGCGGACCTTGTTCAGCTGTTGTTTTTCTTAAAAGTTTATCGTCGCCATCGTCCATAACTATCGATGCACCACCTAAGCGGTTTACAAATCTATTTGATCTTGCATCTAGTTGGCCTGATTGCCCTTTTGGTGCGCCGTTACGTTTATCAATCGGTCCAGGCGTACTCCATCCATATACACTACTAGGTAAATCTCTTCTAGCACTAGTAGTTGTTAATCCTCTTGCTTCGTCTTGAATAAGTCCTTGTATTTCTAAAACTTGAGTAAAATCTTTATTGTAAGGTTTTTTGAATTTAGTAGGATCTGCACGAGTTCCGGTTTCAATTTTTTTATTGTATTCACCTACGGGTAATTTAGATCCTTTTAAATTACTTGGAGTTGCATCTGTTGTTATTTCAGTACTTGCACGGCCATCAGGAACCATAAAATTCATATATGCATCTTGTATACAGCCAATCCAATAACAACGAGAAATATCACCGTTTACAAATAAAACTAATACTCGTGTTCCCGGGTCCGGTGGCACTGCCCAAAAACCATAACTTTTTTGTGTTGAACTATATCCGTCATTACCCTGTGTATGCTGAAATCCTGTAGTTCCGTAAAACGGTGATAGATATCTTGCTTCAATACTATTACCTATTTTTTCTGGTATACTACCGGCATCGCTTCTTCTTAGAATATCAACTAATAATCCGCCTTGATAATTAGGATCAAGTGTACTAACTACAATTGCTTCAAACGGACCGTTTCCGTGGGTAGCAATTTCATTTGCAAGTACGTTTTGATTTGTCCTTCTACTTACTGCCATTATTGTGGTCCTGTACTATCGTAATCATTTGCTGGAGGTGCGCTTGATTCTTGTTGTGTATTAGTTTGTGTATTAGTTTGTGTATTAGTTTGCATATTTGCTATTAAAGAACGTATTTTATCTCCAGTTCTAAAATCGTATCTGTTGTCTTGTGGAACTAACGGTAAGTAGGGTCTTAAATCATTACCTGATACCTGATTAGTATTACTTACATTATTTGCTACCGGTGCTGCTGGGTTAGTGGTTACTGGAGCAGTTCCGCTTGTTCTTTGTGCTCTAGCATCATCTGTGCTATCTACTGTATTAGCAGGAGGTGGAGTATTTGTTTGACCTTTACCCCTTGGATCATTAGCATCTGGATTATCAGGCGGAGCTGTTGACTCAGCATTTGTTCTTTGTGCTCTAGCCTCATCTGTAGTATCTACGTTTACATTAGAAGGTTGAAATCTAGGTATTGTACCGTCTTTAGGATAATCAAAAGTTCCTTGTTCATTAGGACCAGCACTAAAATGCATAGCATCAGTTGAACTAGCCCAGTTTCCTCCCCATCCAAGACCGTGTTTTGCTGCTAGTGCTACCATAGCTGATCCTGTTCCGTCTAATGGCATATCTGTCCAATCGTCTGTAACTCGCCCTTCTTTACGTACTTGCTTAAAAGGATTTTCTGCAGGATTAATGTCAATTGCTAGTCCTGCATTATGCCAACTATAAGTAGTTCTACTGTATGTGCCGTCACCGTTATTAATTCCAGCTACGGCCGGGTTTCTATAGCCGCCCATAGATCTAATGTCATACCCGTATTCACTTTCAAGTTCGTCTACTAATGCTTGGAAATTTGGAGCCATAACTTTTGCAACTAAGGCACGTTGTCCTGAAGCACTTCGAATTTCAGTTAGATCAGTCGTGTCTCCTGCTCCACTTGGATTAGTTGGTGTTGGTGTGCCAGCTGATCCGCCGTTAGATGAATCTTGGCCAACTGTTTCTGGACGAGGTTGTTCATTACCACTATTTAGAGATTGTGCATTTTGGTCTTCGCCTACTGCATCTGCTCCACTTGAAGGTATAATATTTGAATAGTCTTCTTGATTTTTTCGTCTAATCAAACTTAGTGTTTGTACAAACATATTTTCACGTACAGATGAAACAACTTTTAATACTTTATACACACCACTAAATTGTCCAACTGATTGTGTAGCTAACTCTCCTCCTGGAAAGATTGCATACCCATCTGGTCCATAATCTATAGGTGTTTTAAAATTTATTAAAATATCTACTTCTGATCTTTGATAATCTAAAGAACCGTCAACTGTTAAACTAGTAGTCTGCCCACTGTTTGCTGCATTATAATTTCCTAATCCACTTGACGGAAGATAATAAGGATCGCCCCATATTTCTAATTCAGCAACTATTAAATCAACATCACTATCTAACAATGCACGTTGGAATTGTTTAGCTAGTGCTGCTCCTCTATCTAAATTATAACTACCGCCGACATATGTTAATGCTGTATTTTGAGGTTGGACTACTGTTTCTGGTACTCCGTTGCCTCCTAATTTTATATTGTATGCCGGTATTCCATTTGCTGCAACAATATTTTCTGTATTTCTTGTTTGTTCACCTGCACTAAGTTCACCAAAGTCACCTTGTATTGCTTCAAAGAACGCAGCATTAAATTTTATATCAAATCCTAAAACATCTTCATTTGCGCCACTGTATATATAATTGTATTCTTTAACAATTTGTTTTTTGCGCTCTTCTGCTGAGTGCGAAGTATTTGGAGCAGGAAATACACTTGAATGTACTTCATAAGGAACAATATTAAATACAAAAATTCTAGCTGGTTTTCCTGTTTCTTGTTCAATTTGTTTATCAGGAATAATAAAACATTGTGGTTCAATTTTATACCAACGGATCATTCCTTCTCTATCAGCATATTCTATTGCTTCTCGACCGAAAGAACTAATAGTAACTAGTTCTTCAATTATAGTTTGTATTGATGCTCCAGTATCAAACGTAAATGCAGGTGCGCCTCCTACATTTGATATTTCAACGCCGGCCCTATTATATACTCCAGCTTCGCTATCGTAAGTATAACGATCTAAACCAAATGGCGAATTTTGTTGAGTATTAGGGAATTTTAATAATGATGCACCTATCGAGCTTACATCGCTTACTGCTGTTGATTTTAAATTCTCAAATAGTGCGCTTCCGCTTGTGCCAGTGCCAACCGAATTAAAGAATCCAGTTAACTGACCGTCAACTACTTCTTGTAATTCTGCACCTAATCTAGTTCTAGCTTCTTCTAATTCAGACGTAGTTGCTTGATTAACTGCTGAACTTCCAATATTAGAACTTTGTAATCCATTCTGACTAGTACGCTTTGTTGGAAATCTAATCATATAATAATCAGTTGCTGATATATTTTTTGCAGAAGCTACTTTTTCTAACGCAGAATTTATAATAGTTGTTAAACTTTGTTCACCTAAAGATAATGCTTCTAATAGTGTTGTACCGACTATTTGTGCAGGTGCCGGTAATGTTTGTATCTCGTCCATTAACGCTACTTCATTCCACGGAACTGCATGTACCTCATAAACGCTGCCTGCTCTCTCTACATCAAAAGTTATTGACACTAAACTCATTGGTATTTTTCTATTTGCTTTTTCGACTAATTCTGCGTTGCCTTCGTCGTCCCAACCAATAAAGTCTATTTCAAGCATAAACGGCGCTTTTAGATAATTTGCAAATCCCGATTCTAATGCTGCTGCCTGTAGAGACTGTAGGAATAATCCCATTGAATAAGGTTCGTGTACTTTAAAACTGAAAGGCATTGCTTGAGCCATACCTGAAGTTTTATTAGGAGCAATAAGTGCTTCAAGTTCAAAGTCATCAATAAAATATTCTAAGTTACCCGGTAAACCATTGCTTTGTCCTAATGCATCGTAAATAGTCATTACACGTTTATTGTCAATGCCGCCACCGCCGCTTCTTAGTATGCTTACATCAGCACCCCTAACTAGATATGTAGTATCTGGAAAATTAATACTATTTGCACTTATAGCACCAAACTGAAATATAGTATTAAAACTTGCATACTTCCTTAGTTGGTTCGGCAAAAATTCGTCTTTGGAAATACCAGCAGGTTTTTGTTCTGATTTAGAAGTTGATCCAACTTCGGACCCAGGAGTTTTATTTACATATGGTATATCTAAATTAATTCCAGCTGCTGAAGCAGCAGCGCCTAAGGATCCTTGAGCCAGTGCATTTTCAATGCCGACACCCAAATCAATAGCCTGATTTAATTGCCCTGTTAGAGATGCAATACCTTTATCAAGACTGTCTACTCTGTCTAGTAAACTTGCACCAAACCCTTGTGCAAAGGAATTTAGACTCGACGGAAATATTGAAGCTAAAGCTGGATCTATATT